GTTTATCGGTGGTTCGACCACGATAGATCGAAAGGTTTTGGCATTTTTGGGCACAAACTGAAGCCTACCGTTAACTATAGCAACATTAACGTAGTAGGATTCTAAGGTCTCCCAATGAGCATGATGTTCAACCCACTGAGGTACCTCCTCTAAAAGCCTCGGAAGGCTTTGCGCGAGGTCTGCACTACACTCGAGCCTTGCCCCCAATTTCCATCTGGGGGACGAAGCACGGGCTTTAACGCTCGTATTTGCTCCTGGACCGAAAGCCAGTTTCAACTCGTCGAACGAGGGGACTCTACCTAAAACTCTCGATATTATCCTCTGAGCGCCGTGAAATACGGCGTTAACATCGGACGGGAAACAAAATTTCCCTTCTTCAAGAGCGGTAAAGCACTCGTTCGTCAGCTTACACTGAGCTTCGGCATTTTGGAACTTCTTCCACGCGACGTCCTCTTTGCTCACACCCAGTTTCAGCGGTTCAAGCTTCGTAAAGAAAGCTAGAACCTGCCGAGCATGGATGAGATGCAAGGGATTATCGTCGAATGTGTAAGGTAGCTCAAAATCGCACAACCCAGCCCAATCCCTACGCCTAATGAAATCACTAAGGCGATCGGCGAACGGGCCGGATTCTTTAATGTGCGTCCAGGCGAGGTCCGTAAGAATCTTAATGGATTCGTCATAGGAGAACTCTTCGGTCCACTGCGTCCTGAGGGGTATCCTCATTTCAACCTCCAACTAGTAAAGGAAAAGAAACAACTAACGAAAGTTAGTTGGGCATCACAAGGTTGATAAAGCCGAAAGGCATTGGGCCCGCCAGGCCTGCGAAGGCGTCAGCCGCCGCAGTACCCGGGAAAGACCCGTAATCAGCAGTGTGATTGGCGCCAATAATGGCATGGGCAAGCATCCGATACACGTTTGCTCGATCCGCGATAGTACTGCGGGCCGGGGCAAACAATGTGAAGATGCCAACCATTACGTACGCTACCCGAGGGGCAGCAACGTAACCACTGGCTGCAGCAGCACCGATTGTCTCCATAACAGGGACCTCGAGCTTTGCAGAGAGACGATAATCACCGCTCTTAAGGCGTTCCCATGTCGAAGTCAGGCGAGCCTGACCATCGATAGGAACACCTGTCGCATTCTCGCGCCAAACCAAGTTCTGGTTCGCATTCGAGACTGGGAGGAACGTGTGAGTAACGTCTTGATCATCCTGAAGAAGGATGTTATTCATATCAGCCATTTGAAACTCCAATGGTAATGCCCCAGGGTGATAAATCCTGTGTTAGGCATACACGTTTACGTGCGTCGTGATAGAAATACTGTTTGCAGCAAAGAAATTGCGCTTACAGCATGTGATAGGCTGAGCGGATCTTTTAACTGAGGCCCTGGTAAGGGCATCGAGCTGATCGAACCAACCGTCCTGTGGACCTGGGTAGTACTTTCCCAGAAACTACCGGACAGTATCTGATAACCAGTGTCAGCCATTTGAGGCGAAACACTGATTATACGCTTTGTCCTCTCCGTACGAATATACGTGCCTTTGAGAGAACTCAGGGTGCTGCGTGCACTAAGGAAATTGCCGATAGGTAGAAACCAATCGGCGACGAAGGAGAAGGGCATTAGCTCCCATGCAACTAAGCTGGGTGACATAAAGCCAAACTCTTCCAAGGCACTAAACTTTGCCTCTTCCTCAATTAGCCAGATCAAGTTAACAGAGCGATCGGAAACCGCGTCTGCTAGAAATCCAGCGCCTCCTCGTATTTCAGAGGGACCCTTGATTTTTCGCCTGGCTGTGATACGAACCCTACGAGGGCGTAGATGATGAGCTGCAGCTTTTGCAGCATCATCTACTGCGCCCAACAACGGTGACCAACCGTACGTAAGGCCTAACCACGCACTTGCTGCACTATCCCGCAGATTATGCTGGACGTCTCGAACAATTGAGGTTTTAGGCTTCATACCTAAAGCTTTCAATGCACCAGGAACGTTTGCCCTTTTGAGGCTGACGTACGCTTGGGCGAGACTGCGTGCTGTACTCGCGATCATAGATACGCTTTCCTTTAGTTCCCCTAAATTCACGGCGGCATTAAAATCATGCCCCTTGAACTCTCCGAGTGCCTTATCGACGAGTTTAAATTCGTCGTTCGGGTCCCAAAGAGGAACTTCGTCTGGAAAACCGCCGAAACAAGACGGTACCGTCCCAGTAAATACATCGGGAAGGCCAGTCGAGGGTGGGAATTTCCATGTGATTGGGTTATCCAAGCGAGAGATCACTTGGCAATCATAGGAGTGCTGCTCGGAACGAGAACCATCACCGCCGGCCCATTGACGAAGATAATAAAAACCAGGGTTAGCAACTCCGCAAGAAAGCGGAGTTGAAACCCTTCTATCTTCAACAATCGTTCCAGTTGTCATGGTACCCATCTCGTTACGTTGTAAAGCAGCTAATATTGTATTTAATGTCCGGTGAGTTACCCGGACAAAGGCACACAATGCCTGAAGATCCTCTCAAGTTACCCGTCAACGG